CAGGATGAAGTAGAGCATGCTATTTGTGTATGAGAATAATGTGTATCTTCCGAGCAATTATTTCTTATTTTTAGACATGATGTTGCAAGAAGAGGAGAGCGCCGTGAGTCGGGGCCTGTATTATCTGCTAACGGTGTGGCGGCCACAACGCCGGAGGGCTATTAACGCGGCCATCGCGCAAAAAGGCTTGCGGTGGGTATCCGCTGCTCGCATCGGGCGCGCGATTCGGCGCAAGCTGCAGCGCGTTTTTGAAAGAGAAGAAGGAGAGGAGCGCACATACTGTGGCAAATGCGGCGTGCCAAATAGAGGAGTTTCATTTCGCGGCAGTTGTCCAAGGTGTTCAAGGCGCATTGTTCCGGGTAGGCAAAGCAGATGGGGAGGACCTTTGTACTGGGGGCAGCGGAGCAGCCACCTTAACCACCGGCACTACGCCTCCTCTGACGACGAGGACGAGGCACCAATGTACCGCAGTCTATGGTAAAAACTCTATTTCTATTGATTTTCTATGAATACCAGTACAGAAGCTGCAGCCATCGACCCGTAGAACTGAGGCAGGTGACAGCTAAGTGTTTTACGACATGGACACATCACCGTGGTGTATAGCGCGAAAGCGAGTAGTGCACTCACAATGGGCTGTGATCGCATAGCTCAGAGTATAAAATAGAAATTTGTTGCTCCATTGTGCGACCTGCAAGTGCAGCTGCGCGCTCCTGCGGAAGCATCCGGCAAAGGTGATACGTCTTTGCCTTGTGTCTGAACTCCAGCCATAACTCTGCGTGGTTTTTGTCACAGAACCAGTGTTCGACTGGCCCATCGACGAGCTTGAACAGCTTCTTCTTCTCAGAGATCGAGCAGCACCACTGACAGTGTGACGTCAGCTGTGACTTGCTCGGCTGACGCGCACGGTGTGATAGAGTGACCATCTTTATGTAGAACTTTCATGGAAATTACACAGGTTTACCAATAATGGGCATCGTGAATCCACCCCTAGGCATAATGATACGCATCGCTAGACCACCCGCGATACCCGCCGCCGCGTTGTAAGCCAACTGCTTATCAAAGTCGGGCGTGTACCTGCCCTTACAGAAGGCATCCATAGCGACGCCCGCGAGCGCAAAGTGCGTATACACGCCAAACGGGAGTGCCGCATCCGTATTAGTGAAAGCCATGAGAGCACCAGCTGCCGCTGATTTGTACATGTTACCACAGTCAAAATACTGACCCACGAGGGGAATTCTGGTCAGGGACACCGTCATAACGACATGGGTCTAGAAAAATCTTCCAACAGTAATAGTGTATATGTCAAACCACCGTCAAGTCAATCACCTAACGGCGCAGCTTAGCAATCAACTTAGCGGTGAACTGGACGGATGGTTTGCCAGGTTGCAAGACAAGTATACGCCACATGTCCGTGCGCAGCGAGAGGCACATGAGGCACAAATGCAAGCTCGTCACGCATACATGGCTCAACAAGCGGTCGCAAAGCAGAACAAGGAGTCATATGAGGTCACTCAAGAGCGAAACCGCGCAAAGCACAAGAAGCGTCTCTCTACTACTAAACCCCGCTCCGGTCAAACTGAAGCATCACACCCTCGATCCTAGGGAGAGCACAATTAGGAGAGTCGAATTGAGCGACCTCCTCGGCTGCTTTGGCACGCCCCGCTTCTAGCATGAGTTGGCGCTCCTTTGGAACTTCAGCATTCATGTCCCCGAAGGTAAGAAAGCTGTCGGGCTGAGCTTGGGTCCCTCTAATTTCGGCTGAAGTTACGCCGTCGGTTGCTGGCTTAGCCGCGTCATAGTATTCATCTACAGCCTGGTCGAGGCGGCTGACAAGCTGCGTGTTTTTGTTGAAGAGATAGAGTGCTGCGGCTCCAAGTCCAATTACCCAGGGACTCATCTGTGAACTAACTCTAACCCGGGTCTAGAAAGAGTGCGCAACTCGCCCGGCTGTGTAAACTGCCATATGTGAGCCGAGAAATCTGCAATTGTGCCTAGCTGGAAGAATGCGCCTCCAAATATCTCCCTCCCAGATCTAACATACTCGTTGTACATAGACTCTAGCTCGGTGTACCACTCTTCAACAAACGTGTGAAAAAATTTAATCGGAGGTCTAACTGCCTCCTCAACATGCTCATCGCTGTTGGGCGAGTCGTACTGAGCATCATCAGCGTGAGAGCCGTAGAGTTGATCACCCTTGAAGGAGGACATCGACAAAATCTGGCACTGCAGTAGTTAGTTGATTGGAATAAGTGTCGAGGTAGTACATGAGCAGCAGCAGGGCATCAGCGTAGTCATCCTGCTTCTTTGCCGTCTGAAACTTGTCTATGAGGCACCCTGACTTGAATGTTTTGGGGTTGTTCGCGACAAATTGCATCACCCACTCCACCGCCTTGCGTTTGTTACCGGCGTAGTTCTTTGTACTAATGTCGTAGTGCACCTTGACAGAGCGCGGGCTGACACGCACACAGTGCTCGAAGAAGAGCGCCTCGAACACACTCTCTATGATGCGCATATTCATCCGCATCTGCTTCTCTATGACGAGGGCGAAGAGGTCATCAAAATAGGGCTTGAAGCGGTGGATGAAGTTGCGCACGTATGTCACGTTGTGTTGTGGCAGGTACCGCCCCTGCGCAACTAGGTCAATGTTGGCCCACTCTACTATCTTTGCACATCTAAAATCAAAAATGCAGACGCCAAGATTCTTGACGCCCACGTCTATTGCTATTATGTAGCTCATAGAGCAATTTACAAATATTTTAGAAAGAATCAGACACTCGCTGAGTCATCAGTCGACTCCCCGGTGTTGTGGCGCTTGCCCGGAGCGCCCTTCTCACAGTCTAGAACAAACAGCTGCGACCCAGAGCAACTGAACAGGCTGCACGTGCAGCCGTTTCTGCGTATCATCTTAATTAGTATGACTGCGGTGGCTGCGATCAGACCAGTAATGCCTGTCGCTTCGCCGAGTGTGGTAAGTAAGTGTAGTACTTGGTCGTCCATGACACTAACAGCTTTAGATAATCTACGCAAAGCTGGTAAGCGCGCGGCCGTCCTTAATCTGCAGCCAGTTGTAATAAACGGCATACACGTCGAGCGTGTGCTCTCCACTCATGCTGTTTCCATCACTGTCCTTGCCGAGCTCGACGGTCAGCTTGGCGTGTGACACCTTTGAGAAGTTGACGGCGCCAGCCGGGTTCGAGCCCTCAGGGTTGAGGGAGAAGGGATAGACGATGATCTCCTTGCGGTCCAGCAGTGTTGAATCAGCGGCATTACTGTGGTTGTTTGACGTGTTGCTGTGGAGCATGGGCATGAGGCGATCCTGGATATATTTCTTGTCGATACCAGAGCTGAGCGACGGGTGGCGGTCCTGTCCGTTAAGTGTGAGCTGGAACTTTGTCATGTGGCCCTTGTAAGTGTAGAAGTCGCGCGTGTCCTCGTCACCGGAGGTGAAATCGTCATTCTTGCGCAGGACCATGATAAGCTCACTAACGGGGTGCAGGAAGGAGAGATCCATGGACACTTTGGTATCAGTGTCCTTAACAACCTTGCTGTCGTGGTGCCAGAGCTTAAGCAGGCGGACGTGCTCCTTGTTCATGAGCGTGCTAGCCTCAGGGCCGGTAACGTGGATGTAGTGGCAGCGCAGCTGTGCCGTCTCGATGTCAGCATCCACGTTCTTCGCTTCAATGTCAGGAGTTGAGGTTGCCCCAGTCACGTCAGACGAGTAAATCAGCTCGTTCTTTTGACGGAAGCGGATCGTGACGCGCACGTCGTTGCACCCCGCGATTGCGGCCAGTGGAAAGTACTGCGACGGGTGCTTCGTGAAGAAGAGGCCGAGCGGGACAATGAATTCTGGCCCAGTTGTAACCAAGGCACTAGCATTAATAATACTCAAATCTGTAGAGCCAGAATGATCCCCAGCAATATTGCCAACGATGTTCGTGTAGCGCGACTCATCGTCGCGCATCAGCTCGTTGATAATGTCGAGCTGGTCACCGGTGATCTTCTCAATGTCATGCGAGCCGACGGAGAAGGTGATCTGGTCGATGCAGGCAAAGCCAAACTTCTTGACCCACGAGGCATGTGTCCCAGTGGGCGAGACTACCGGAGTGACTCCAGTACCGGAGGCGACGAGGACTCCAGTTGTGGAAGGCTTCATCTTAAGCACAAGGTCAACTGGACCGAGCAGGTCGGCAGCCTTGGGGATGACGAACTGGACAGTGGAGCCGAGCTTGGCAGTGTTCTGTGAGTCGACGTCGCGCAGCTCCATCTGGAAGTTAGAGGTGCGAACGTAGCCGACGTTGGTGAAGTAGGAGCGCGAGTTGTCATACAGAAGCGCGTCCTGCGGACCCTGATTAATCTGAAGCTGCGGCATGTTTTCTACTGCTAGATGTATTCAGAAAAAGCCTAAGCCACTGTGTGGGCTACTAGATTCACTCCCGGACTCTCACTCGCCTCCTTCACGTACTGGGCCTTCTGTTGGCGGTACACTTGCTCCAGGCTCCGCCCTGCCGGCCAGCTCTTCAGAACCGTGTTCACTGGCGTGTCCACCCAGATCTGGTGGCTCGCCGGGTGATTCCAGTCGCTCGCGTTGTGCTGGCCCGTCGTTAGGCTGCTGTTCGGGTGGATTCCGCGCTTCACTAGATCCGACCCCCTCTGCTGGCGGCTCACCTCGTAGAGAACTAGAGCGCCGAGACCTAGCGCTGCGACTCCTGGCGCGCTCGACATTTAGTCGCATCTGATAATTGGAATTTTGCAAAGCCATTCTATATTGCATCTTAGAGTGTTCCATTCTTGCGTCTCTTAGTTGTTGCTGTAGGTCGTCTCTTTCCTCAGACACTGTAGCAAGATGCTGCTTCTCACGCGCGCGGAACTGCATCGCCCGCTCAAACGTCGTGTGGTGAGAAGGGTTGAGTTGCCGCTTCAGGTCCTCGACGTAGCTTCCACTTGAACTCCAAGGCACTGGATCACCTGCCTCAAGTTTGTGTAGCGCGGCTCTGTACCTGTCGTCCATGCCTGTTGTGATACTCAGAAATTACTCATTCGCATGCTTTCCCCAGCCGAACTGAAAAACGGTGCTGGGGCTCGGCCCGGTTGGTGAGGAAACATAGCCCATCTTCGTAGGGGTTACTTTTTTGCCAAAGGCATAGGGTGCATTGCCCTTAGCCGCGTCAGACCCTTTGTCATTGTACCAGAACCTAGGCAACTTCGTGGCTGGGCCTTGTTTTCTGTGGGTGTTTTGTTCTGTGTAGCCCTCCTGGAACAGTTGCTTTGGTACCGCACCCGACGGGCGTTGATCGCGCTTCTTACCCTGTGGGTAATATCGTGGATCTATGCCACGGAGAATGGACTCCTTACCCACGGTCTTCGGATCTGCCTGAAGAAAATGGTACTCGCCCTGGTCTACTAGTTTTTGCGGCTGCGTACGCTCATAATAAGCATCAAGGCGCTCGCCTGGACGGTTTGGTCGTCGTTTCTTGTCAGCGTATGGCTCACTATACAGAGGATCGCTTGGTCCGTCTGCCTTTATTGGTCGAGATGGCACTGCTCGTTTAGACAAAGCACCATTTACGGGCTCGAATGTACCGCCGATGGTGACATGCGCAAGTTTCATAGAAGGAGTAATGACGAAGTCTGAGCCTTGTGGCCTGGGCTTGACATTGCCCTGAGGATCTAAATCGGTACGATACATGAATTCTCGGATCAGAGCATCCGACCATTGCTGCTGCACACCAGCGTCTTTACCGAAGGTGCCTCGTGTGATATGATTGTCTATGATTCTTTTCATGTCAGCCGCAGCCTTGGCTTGCATATCTTCATATTCAATATCAGTCTTCTTTGATAAGTCGTGACTTTGGAGTGCGTACTCTTCTGCACTAGTAAAGAGGCGGTCAGCGAAGTCCTTCAGACCGGCGTCGGACATCTGTGTTTGACCTGCTGTCGGTGCCGTCCAGTCGTCGAAGGCTTTCACTAGGACGCCAAAGTCTACGCTAAAGTAATTTTCAACTAGAGCATAATACGCATCCTCACTGGACGTCTTCATTCGAAAGGATCGGGGCAACCCCGTCTCTGGCACTATATCGAAAGGATCGTCGGCACTTTCGTACTCCGACGTGTCTGGGGCAACCTCGTCTCTGGCACTCCCGTAATCCGACAAGACATCTTCAGCCAAGTCTTCTGCATCCGCCACAGCCGCCACATCTGCAGCCACCCCCACAGCCGCATCTGCCGCCACACCCACCGCAGCTTCCGCGACACGCTCGACTGCACCGCCAGCATCTTCAACAGCGTTTTCAATTTGTACTGTTGCTGGAAGTGCTCGATCGCGCGCTGGAGGAGGTGGAGGTATGTAGGTGGGTTTGGAGGAGGGTGCGTTGTCAGGGGTTTCATCGTCAAAGCGGTTATTAAACAACATCAAATCCCCCGGACCGTCGTCGTCGTCGTCAGGGTTGAATGGCGGGGGGGCAGGGGGGCCAGATCGATGTACCTGCATTTGGTTCGGCCAAGAGTCACCATCTGGCGGCAAGTTCCACCCACGAGAGCGAGTTCCTATTTCGTGCTCATAGTCTGTGGTAGATGCTGGCGAGAGCTTAACTGGTCGCTTCTTTACCCAGTGCTTGAAGTACATCCACGCCTCCTTAAGGTTCGATGGACCATACTCAGCCAGGATGTTCATTTGCAACTCGGCTTCATCCCTCTTGATAGCCTGCTTGCGAAGGTGATCACGCACTCCGTCCAAGTGTGTGAGCTGCCTCTTGCCCCACTGCGTGTGGTGCCAGCCATCCATCGGTTGGCCAACTAGTTCCCCCGCCACATGCCTGCGAACAGGTGCTCCAGCCTCATTCATGTAGAGGTCATTACCCGGCTGATTAGCGTGGTGTTTACCCTGCAGCCAGTCTTGAAATTCAGCATGCAGAGCTTCGTCTGCCTCTTTCTCAAAGTTGCGCGCTGTGTGATCCAGGTATGTCGACCTCACTTCAGAAGACGCCTGGTACCCTGTCGGATTGCCGTCGTTGTCGCGTGCTTCGACCAACGCATTCTCCCTGGTCTTGAGATTGCGCAGCAAGATCTCATCTTGATACTTCGGCCACGCCCCGGGCGTAGCAGCCTCAGATGGTGTGCCGAGACTGGCACTGGGAGCATTCCAGTTCCACACCATCAATAACTATTCATCAGATAATTGTAACACTCTTATTCTGACACTTATGATGTAATGATATGGAGGGTCAGCAGCGAAGCGAGACGTGGCGCGCTGCTCGGCGCGGCAAGATGACCGCCTCTAATCTCGGTGCTACGCTTGGACTCGTGAGCTACACGAGTCGCGTCGAGGCCTTTCGCCGCGCGCTGGGCACCGACACTTTTGTAGGCAACGAGGCAACGCAATGGGGCACAGATAACGAGCCAAACGCGCTCCTCGACTACCAAACGTTGACCGGCAACGTAGTCCAAGCTACCGGCCTGCACGTGCACCCTACAATACCATGGATTGCCGGCTCGCCCGACGGATTTGTCGGCGAGGCAGGGATGGTGGAGGCTAAATGCCCATTCTACTTCAAGAAGGGGGGCGGCCGCCTGCACAAAGAGATCCCCAAGCACTACTACTTGCAGATGAACGCTCTGCTCGAGATATGCGGCAGGGAGTGGTGCGACTTCATCTCCTGGTGCCCTGACGGTATGGCGGTGTATCGCGTGACCCGCGATGCGTTAGCGTTCGACTTCCTCCTGACATACTACGGCCAAGTTTACGCCGCAATGGAGGCAAACATGTCCGCGCCACCGCCTCTCTCTGCTAAGGACAAAGAAAACATCATCTTCTGCATCGAGCGTAGCATGCGAGCGCACGTCAACTACAAGGTGTGGGCCAATGCCGACCCAACTTTCCCGCCACCAAGCCCAGAGCTGGAATCGGATGAAGAGACACACAAGCGGAAACGAACAGTGTAAATTTATAACTCTAACGGGTTAATGAGATGAAGGAAATAAAGGATATAAGACCAAACGCGGGTTAGGGTTAGAGCGGGACGGGTATCGCGACCAACAAACCCAACGCGACCACCAGTACCACTAGACGGGTATTGCTCCCACACACGCCAGTACCGAGCACGGTGGCGGTTAGCCATAGCACGTCTTAATAAGCGTCTAAACCGTCTCAACACAGGTCCTCCACGCGGCTCCATTGCAACTGAGATGGTATTATCTGGATTTATAACTGTCATCACCCTCCTACTCCCTTTCTGCAGGCTACTCGAAAAGTTACGTCTTGGGTCCCTTCGATCTGAGGTAGGGTCCCAAATCATTTCTCTTTTTAATCAGAAAACTGCTCGCCGCAGTGAGGTGGCGCGGGCTGTTCGTAAGCCTTGGCGAAGTCGTAGGTGAAGGTGCCGAAGGCTGACACGTTGGTCTTTGCCTCAAGCTTGGCGCGTTGGCAGATCACGGCCACGTCTTCGAAGCTCCAGTGAATGCCAAACTTGTCGCCTCCGACTCCTGTGTAGACCTGGTTCGCATAGATTGTCGCGGACACCACATCGCCGGGGCTAACAACACCGTTCGGCACTACCACGCCATTCGCGTCGCAGATTGTAATCGCGCGCTCAAACTTGCCACCCATGCCATCGTAGGCATACTTGGCACTCGATGCGTTCACAGTGTGGCCAATCAGAGTCCCACTCATCTTGTCGTACTTCGGGCGAACTGTCCGAATCTGCAGCATCTTTACCTCTTCGCGGGAGAGGTTCTTCCGGCCGAGAATCTTGAGCTGCTCGCCGTGGACGAAGTCGAGCAGCTTGTCGTCAATGCCAGTCATCATTGCGGAGAATGCCGCATAAAATTGGTTGTCCACGCCGTTGATCTGCGCGTCGGTGAGGTCGATCGAGAACTTGGCCTTGGTCGGGTCAGCCGGGCCAAACATGGTTCCGTAGTTGCCGTCGCCATTCACACGCGGCCAGTTAGTAACACATGCCGGAGTGACCATGCTCACCTCCTTCATACCGGGCGTTCTCAGCATGCAGATGGTCGGCTTGCCGCTCCTATCCTGGCCGAGTGAGAAGGCGAGGTCGTTCGCGCTTATCTGGTCCCAGGCTGTGTAGTCGCGGCGCGTGCTCATCGCTCGTAGAATCTAGCGGGGAGGGGCTGTAGGCGCGTTCCTGTAGAGTTGGTTAGAATATTGATTGTGTCGATACTGGGTATATACTGCC